GGGCGCGTTCTCCAGCCGCTTGTGGAGCGGCACGCGGGCGTGTTCCTCGCGGGTGCAGCGGTAGAGGATGCCCTGCGCGTGCACGGATTGGCGCAGCAGGGGGTGCGTGGTGCGCAGCGCGATGGGCGACAGGCCGGCGCGGATGAGCCGCGGCTTGAGCATGGCCCACAGCGTTGGCCGGTGGATGCTGGGAAAGAAGTTCGCCACGTCGAGCTGCAGATACCAGCCATTGCCCTGGCCGCTGTGCACCTGGTGCACGAACTGGCGCAGCCGCGCCACGGCCTTGTGCGTGCCCTTGCCGCGGCGGTTGGAATAGGAGTCGTGGATGAACGTGGGCTCGTAGATGGCGTCGAGCTGGGGCACCAGCCAGTGGTGCACCACGCGGTCGGCGAAGTCCGGCGCATGGATCTCGCGCGCCTTGGGTCGCTGAGCGACGAAGCATGTGGTGGGTCTCGGCTGCCACGTGCCGGCGTTCAATTGCTGCTGAGTCTCCAGCAGGCGGTCCATCCAGTGCAGTTCGAACGCCAGCTGGTTCTCACTGGGTTTCTTGTTGCGCCGTGCCGCGCGCCAGGCGTCGTAGAGCGCGCGCACGGATACCTTTTCACCCTGACACTCACCGGCGCGCGCGACGAACCGACACGGCCGCGCGAAGGCCTTGTTGTTGCGGTTGTCGTTGTTCAGGTTGCCGTTGTTGCCGTTGACCTGCCAGAAGGCAGCGGGCACACCCGCGTCCCCACGCACTTGCGACCTGGCCGAACATCCCTGTGGGTAGCGCGGCTTCGTCATGGATTGGCCTCACGCATCGAGGCGGCGTAGGTACTCAGTGTCTTGGCACGCTGCCGGGGCGCTTGCGCCGCGGCATTCTGGCCTTGAGGGTGAAACTGCCGGTGCCATGCACCGACCTGTCTGCCGAGGTCGTGGGCCGTGACCATCAGGCCCTCGAACTGGCCGAAGCTGGCGAACTGTCGAAGCCGCTGCCCCGCCTGCATGGTGGCCTTCAACCTGTCCACCGCATCGCGCAGCTGCGTGAGTAGCTGAGCGCGCTCCACTGGGCGCCGCGCGGCGGCATCGGCCGTGAGGAGAACGTCGAACGCGGCATTGCGGAGCCGCGCACCGAAGGTGTGGCGGTGGCGGCGGGCGAACCGCGTCACCGCTTCCTCGATGTCGCAGGCGAGCCGCTCGGCGAGCTTGACGACGGGTGGAAGGTTGAAGGCCATCAGGGGGTGCTCAGTGGGACAAAGGGCCGATCACTGACCGGCGCGCGCGACGAACCGACACGGCCGCGCGAAGGCCTCGTAGCTGCGGTCGCCGCTGTCCAGGTTGCCGTCGAGGCCGCAGACCTGCCAGAAGGCAGCGGGCACACCCGCGTCGTCCTTGGACCAGGCGCAGGGCGTGCAGGTCCATTCCCAGCCGTTGCTGCGGGACTTGAGCGGTTCGAACAGCGCGGGGTTGTAGCGCGACAGGTCGCGGATGGATTCGCGCTCTTCGACGGTGGGCGTACGCCAATCGGCGAAGCCGCCCAGGCGCAGCCCGGTGACATGCTTCTCCAGCGCGTCGTAGTCCATCGACTGCTCGCTTTCATACACGGGCCACATCAGGCCAGTCTTGTGGTCGGTGACGAGCTCGGCGCCGTGCCTGATGGTGAGGCTGAACCGTTCGGATGCGCCGACTGCAGGCGCGATCCTCTCGGCCGTGGCCAGCACCGCGGGCGGCAACTCGCTGCCGGGCGCCAGGTGCAGGTGCAGCGTCTTGGTGCGGATGTTCAAGGTGGGTTGCATGGTCAATCCTCGTTGGGCAGGTTATGAGTGGCGCGATCCGCCTTGCGCAGCAGGCGCTGGCGGCAGAGTTCGGCGTGGCGCACGGCGCGATCGATGGTGCGGATGCACTCGCGCAGGTCGTTGAGCACGGCGAGGTCAAGCCGGCCGTGTTCTGCGTTGAGCACGGCTTTCTCGATGTGCGACTTGGCGTTCACCGCGCTCGCGGCCGCCAGCGTGGCGAGCTGGGCACGGCGGTGGAGTTGCTCAGGCGTGTTGCGCGGGNTGTTCATGCCACGGCCTCGCGCATGGCGGCGCTGGCGTAGGCGGCGCTGGTTTGCTGCAGATCCTCAAGGATCAGGCGCCAGCCGAAGCCCTCGCGGTTGCGGTAACGGTTGATGATCTGCGCGGGCGAGCTGCGAACCACGCTGGTGGCCAACGGGTGCGCGGCCGGAAGAAACCAGAGACAACCGTCGTCGGTGTGCCACAACAGATACACGGCATTGCCGTGGCCGTTGCGCACGCGCGCGCCAAGCGTGACGGCGGTGACGGGGAGGTTGCCGGCCAGGTGGCCGATGGGGCGCAAGGTGGTCATGGATGGCTCGCGGAGGGAAAGTTGCCGGGATTGCCCACCCGGCCGGGGAGGCACGACGCTCTCAGGGGGTGAAGGTGCCCAGCACCAGGCTGCAGGCGGTGCTGAGCTTGTCGGCCAGCGCGGCGCGGAAGTCGGCGGCGATGGCTTCTTCGACGGCTTCGGCCTGCTGCATGCGCAGCACCAGCACCAGCTTGTCGGCGCCTGTGGAAACGCCGAGACGCAGGCGGAACTCGCGGCCGGGCAGGCCCTCATAAGGCGCGCAGCGGAACACCAGGCCGCTGGGCAGCGTGTGCGCGCTCTTGGCGTCCACGCTTTCCATGGTGCTGCGGGTGGCGCCGAAGTCGCGGTCGTCGTGCGTGCTGCTGCGGGCTTCGTCGATGGTGATGCTGCGCACGGCGGCGAGCACGCTGGGGATGCGGCGCGTGGTGTCGGGCTCGCCGGCGGTCATGGGTACGATGGCGTCGCGCCAGTCTTCGATGAAGTCGTGCAGGCTGCGCTGGTCGTGGGCCTTGGCCAGCGCAGCGCGCAGCGCGGCGTAGGCGGCGGTGGGCTTGAGCTTGAGGCTGGCGGTATGGTCGGCATGGCCGGCATGCTCGCCGTCGCCGAGGTTGAAGAACACGGCGCATGCCATGTTGGCGGGGNCGATGAAACCCTGCGGCTGGCCCTGCGCTAGGCCGTTTTCGTGGGTGCGCGTGACGTAGCCGGCGAAGTCGGCGAGCGCGTTGCTGGTGTACTTGCCGCGGTAGCGGCTGCGGCCGGGCTGCAGGTGCTCGATGGATTCGATGTGCTGCGTGCCGTCGCGGTTGGTGAGGATGACGGCGGGCGTATCAGTGTCGAGGCGGTTGGCCTCCTCGGCTTCGACGGCGAGGCGGCTGAGGGTGACGATGGCGGACTGATCCATGGTGGGCGGTTTCCGGAGGTGGTGGTGTATGGCTGCGGTAGCCGGCGCCCTCAATCTCGGCAGCGCCGGCCTTGTGCTTCCTCCCGCCTGTAGCCGTGTTGGCGGGTCGTCGTCGTGGCGGGGCCAGAGAACACAGGCAACCGGCTAAAGCTCATGCGGATTGCGCCTGTGCACGCATCCGCCGGTATGGCTCTCCCTTCGCGGCCCCTATCTCGGGTGCGTCCGGTGAATCAGGTGGTGATCAGGTTTCGGCGGCAGCGTTGCCGGCCGTGGCCTTGAACATGTCCGGCTGCGATTCCGGGAACAGGCTGAGCACGCCGCCGGTGCCGACGTGCAGCGGGGNCTTGGTGGTGGCCTCTTCGCTCGCCTTGCCCTTGTTGGTGGGCTTGATGAACTTGATGGCGTGCGTGCAGGTGACCTGGCTGCTGTCGCCGATGCGCTCCAGATCCAGCGTGATGGTGACCTTACCTTTCTTGCCGGTGGTGGTGACGCCCAGCGCCACGTCGCGCATGGCGGCGTCCAGGCGTTGGGCGAAGATGCCGGCGTCGAGGTCGTGGAACAGCTGGGCTATGTCGGTGGTCTTGCTCATGGGTGGCTCCGGTGGTGGCGCGCTGCGCCGGTGGTGAGGGGTGACCGATCAGCGCCTTGCGCGGGGCGGCTCTCGCCGGGCCTGCGCGTCCAGGGGAGGAAACACGGGCAAGGCGCTGGTCGGTGCCGCCTGGTGGCCGAGGCGGCGGCAGTGGCAGGTCTGGGCGGCGGAACACGGCTGATGGTGGAAAGCCGCCGCAACGCGGTTGGCCGCTTGGCCTGCTGCCGGGGNTTTCGCGGTGAAGCTGCCGCGGGCACTGGCCGGCTGATCCCACCAGCGGGCGGCTGGCGCGCAGATGCTCATGCGGCGGCCCGCGAGACGTCGCCGTCGATGGCGGCGATGCAGGCGCGCAGGCCTTCGCGCTCGGCGGCCTCACCGGCCAGCGCGGCATAGGCGGACTGGTCGATGTAGTCGTCGATGTGCAGCTTGCCGCCGGTGGAGCGCGCCATCTTGAGCAGGGCCATGAACTGCCAGCCCTGCACCTCGCTGAGCGCGCAGCCGTACATGGCGTTGAAGGCGTGCACGGCGCGGGCCATGCTGCGTTCGCCCTGGGCGTGGTCGCGCGCGGCGGCACGCTGGTCGATGGCGGCGGCGGCGTTGGCGAGGATGTCGGGNGCGCTGTTGGGCAGCGCAAAGTCCATGCGGTTGGCGTGCATGTCAGTCGTCCAGGTCGGGATGGGTGGGTGCCGCGTGCTGGTAGCTGCTGGCGACAAGGTCGCGATGGCGCTCCAGCAGCCGCGGTTCTGGCACGTCGGGTTCGCTGGTTCGCGGATCACCGCGCAGCCAGTTGGCGAGTTCCTCGCGCAGGGAGGTGCTGCCGTCGAGGTCGGGGCACCAGGTGGTCATGCCGCCACCCCTTCGCGCGGCGCACCTGGCTCAGTTCGCTGGCCAGTTTGTGTTCGCCGTGCATGTCGAGCTCATTGGCCGCGCGCTGCAGCACGGTGTGGGCGTGCAGGGGGTGCTTGGTGTTCATGCCGACAGCCCTGCGCTGAGCCATACGTAGGCGCCGAGCAGGCCGGCCGCGGCGGTGCACACCACGATGTAGGCGAGCAGCCATGCCCACCACCAGCGGCCGAGCACGGTGCGCAATTCGGTGAAACGGTCGGGCTCGGGCCATGCTTGGGCGGTGGCTTCGCACAAGTCGGTGCGCAGCTGGGCAACATGCAGGCTGCGCGCGGGGCGCAGCGGCGTAACTGCGTTCATGCGCGGGGCTCCGAGTAGATGGGGGCGGGAACGGTGGCGGGCATGCCGTGCATGCGATCAACGGCCTCCAGCGCCTTCTCGGCGGTGGGGGAGAGGTTGAGCGTGCGGCGCTGCACGGTGCCGGCTTCCGTGAGCAGGTAGCCGCGCCAGCCGGTGGCTTCATGCCTGGCCTGGGTGACGGCGATCATGCGTGCGACTCCACGGCATGCAGGCGGCGTGCCCACAGGAACGCGTTGTCGCTGTGGTAGGCGGCCATCTTGCGCAGGCTGTCGGCCATGCCGCCGGACAGGCTGGGTTCGCGCTCGGCGAAATCGGCGAGACGCAGGCATTCCTCGCACTCGGTGGCTGCGCGCACGATGCAGCGCTTGAGGTTGTCGGTTTTCATGCCGCGGCCCTCCGACGACGCACGCGCAGCGGCAGCGCCAGCTGCGCGTAGTCGGTGCCCCACTCGGCCTCGGCGTTGGCGAGGGNGTCGTGGCGCGCGGTGCGTGCGCCGCAGCGGCATTCCAGCCCGTGACGGTGGCTGGCGGCCAGAAACTGCACGGGTTCCCGGCTGCTGCGCCCGACGGTGAGCACGTGGCGCGGCTCGGCGCCGCAGGCCCGGCAGCGCGCGAAGCGGGCGGCGGGGNGGCTGATGATGCGTTCGAGCATGGCGTTCTCCTTGGCCGCTAGTGCGGTTCGGGGAGAACGATAGCTTAGCTATCCATGTATTGCAATAGTTTAACTATATGTTTTTTGATAGATATTTTCTATCGATAGTGACGCCTTCGATTGTCACATGCTTGAATCGGTAGGTTTGCAGGCGGCCATCTGCTCGACGAGACGTTGTTCAAGCGCTGATGCGCGAGTTGTGGCCTCACTGGTGCTGTTTTGTGCGGCAAACGCAAGAAAAGCATCGCGGCGCTGTCGGGCGGCGGCAGCGAACATGTCGCGTGCGGTGCGCATGCACTCGCCGTGGACGCGTGCGGACGGAATGCGGGCGATCACCGCGTCGAGACGGTCGATGCGCGAGGCGAGCAGCATGCGTGGAGTGGCGGCAGCTTTATGTACCTCTTCGGACCACTGGGTGATGAGAGGTGCGAGTGCGTCGCGATCGTCGAGGTATTGCGTCTGCGCCGCCCGGGCGGCACGCAGCGGTGCGTCGTGGGCCTCCGCTTCGGCCTGTGCAAGCTGCACGGCGGCGCGGCTTTGATCGGCGCGCCACCACAGCCAGCCGATGGTTGCAATGCTGGCGAGCATCAACCCGACGATGGCCCATTGCCTGCGCGTTCCGGTGAAGGGCACGTCGAGTGCGGATGCGGTGGCGCGTTGGCGGGTAGGGCGAGGCGGCATGGTTGCGGCGAGCTTGGCGTAGACAACGCCGCAAGATGGACAGCACCACGCCGGNTCGCCATCGTCGGCATTGCGCTGGTGTCCGCATTTGCCGCAGGTGATAGTTTGTTCGGTCATGGAATCCTTCCGGGCTATTCGACCAAGATCCAGCCTCGCGTCTCACGATTTGAGGCGGCAGCGCAAGATAGTACGAGGTCCAGGAAGGGGGAAAATATGGACCTAGACGAGCTGATTCATCAGGCGCTGTTGAGCGCGAGCGAGCTGCGGCGGGAGCGCGGGATCATTCGAGCACTTTCAGGATGCGAGCCAACAGACCCGTTTCTCGTTGTTTCGCCGGAAGCTGTCGATGCAACGCCGCAGCCGCAGCGGCCGCTTCGGCGGGACGGTGTTGTTTCATAACGGCCGCCATCACCAGTAGTGCGGCGCGCAATTCATGGGTTTCCGCCTCCAGGGCGACCACTGCCTGCTCCAGTTTCTTGAGGTCGGCAGGCTGCGTCGCCTTGGTGACCGTGACCGTCTGCGTGGCGGCCACCTTGCGATAACGTGCGCTGATGGTGCCGGGGTCGGGAAGGCCGAGCAGTTGTGCCAGTGGAGGGGCGGTGTCAGGCGGCACGGGGGTGCGGCCACTGGCCCATTGCGAAACAAGGCCGGGTGAAACGCCTAGTGCGGCGGCCACGGCTGCCTTCTTCATCTCGGCCGCGTTGATCGCGGCGGTAAGCGCCTGGGCTTCGGCGGTCTTGCGTGGCTTGTTGGGCATATAGAAAGCCTATCCAATCAATGCGATAACTTGCGCCTAGTGAAACTATTGACGAATAGCGATAGGTAACCTATCGTTTGCAGTCATGGACGCGCATTCTTCGAATCCGATCGCCGCCGCCATCGCGGCTGCGGGAGGCCAACGCAAGTTGGCTGACGCGCTCGGCGTGACGCCTGGGCTTGTGTCGCAATGGCTCACTGGTCGCACGCGAGTGGCGCCGCGTTGGTGCATTCCGTTGGAAAACGTCGCGCCTCAAGCGGTGACGCGCTACCAGCTGCGTCCGGACGTGTTCGGCACGGCGCCGGTTTCGCTGCAGGAAGCGGGCTGATGCGTGGAACGCACCGATCCCGCTTGAAGTTCCAACCCCGACATCCCCGAGGTGATTGAGTCATGTACGACGATCCCGCCCATATTCGCGACAACCCCGTCAAGGTGCGTTTCAACGATGCCGAGCTGGCCGTGGTGCGCGCCATCGCGCGCTTCAACGGCAAGCAGCCGGCTGCCTTCGTACGCGAGCTGGTGATGGCCAGCGTGGCGCGTGCTGAGCAGCAGATTACCGAGCAGACCAAGGCCGCCTGAAGGCGCTGAACAGTGCCTTTAGGGGGTCGTTGTGCCTGAGATCGAGATCACGCTGAGCGAAAGCGAAGCTCGCCGCTTGCGGCAGCTGGCCGAATCGCTCGGCACCACGGCGGAACAACTGGCGGCCGACGAATTGCGGCGCCGTTACCTGCTCAACAGCTCGGGCGGCACCGTGGTGCCGCTGCGACCCAAGACCACGGGG